GAGAAATATAAGTGGGGTTGTGATCAATCGGGAGATGATTGGTCGGGGGATGAGTTACGAAGAGTGCATGGAGAAAAGTATGAGTCCGGTGCAGAAGGATGTATTTATCATTGTGGATGAGTGGTGGAAGAAGTATGGGTGTTCGCCGACTTTGCGGCAGATTGCGGATATGCGTGGGAAGACAGGAATAGGAAACACGAAGGATATTGTGGATAGGTTGGTTAAGTTGGGTGTGATTAAGCGCGTGGCTGGCAGGAGGAGTATTCGTCCTGTGTACATTAACTTTAGGGATATAGAGTGATATGGATGATTTAGACAATTTGTTGGATAAGCTAGATCCGGCTTTGTACGATAAGTTATTGGCCGAGGTGAAGGTATACCAGGCGGCGCTTGAGCGGGAGAAGGCGCAGATGAACTTCATGGAGTACGTGAAGATGATGTGGCCGGGGTTTGTGCATGGGAGACACCATGCTTTGATGGCAAAAAAATTCGAGGCTATCGCCAAAGGTGAGATGAAGCGGGTGATTATCAATATGCCGCCGCGCCATACGAAGTCAGAGTTTGCGAGTTATTTGTTGCCGAGCTGGTTTTTGGGAAAACATCCTAGCAAGAAGGTGATTCAGTGTTCGAACACGGCTGATTTGGCTGTGGGTTTTGGACGAAAGGTGAGGAACTTGGTGGATTCGGAGCAGTATGCGACTGTGTTTCCTGGGGTTTCGTTGAGACAGGACAGTAAAGCTGCGGGTCGGTGGGCTACGAATAAGAATGGGGAGTACTTTGCGATTGGTGTTGGGGGTACTGTGACTGGAAAAGGAGCGGATTTGTTGATTATTGACGATCCGCACAGTGAGCAGGAGGCTGCTTTGGCGGCTGGAAACCCTGAGATTTACCAAAAAGTGTATGAGTGGTACACATCTGGACCGCGTCAGCGTCTACAACCAGGTGGTGCGATTGTAATTGTGATGACTCGCTGGGGAGAGGCGGACTTAACTGGCCGAGTTTTGCAGGATGCGCTTAAAAGAGAGAAGGGTGAGGAGTGGGAATTGATTGAATTGCCTGCGATCATGCCCAGTGGTAACCCGTTATGGCCTGAATTCTGGTCTATTGACGAATTAGAGGCGTTGAAAGAGGAACTTCCAGTAGCTAAGTGGAACGCCCAGTACCAACAAAAACCAACTGGCGAAGAAGGTGCGTTGGTTAAGCGTGAATGGTGGCAGATTTGGGAGAAAGACGACCCGCCCAAGTGTGAATATTTAATTATGTCCTTGGATGCCGCGCAGGAAAACAATAATAGGGCTGACTATAACGCCTTGACGGTATGGGGCGTATTCTTTAACGAAGAAGTTAATAACTACAATATCATATTGCTTAACGCCATCAAGAAACGTATGGAGTATCCTGAGCTTAAGAAATTAGTGTTTGAAGAGTACAAAGAGTGGCAACCTGATTCATTTATTGTTGAGAAAAAATCCAACGGGGCTGCGCTTTACCAAGAAATCCGCAGGATGGGGCTACCGCTACAGGAGTTCACACCGAGTAAAGGACAGGATAAGATTGCCAGGGTCAATTCAGTGACTGATTTATTTTCATCAGGCATCGTTTGGGCACCTGATAAACGTTGGGCTAAAGAAGTTATAGAGGAATGCAATGATTTCCCCAGCGGCACAAACGATGACTTAGTTGACTCCACGACGCAAGCGTTAATGCGTTTTCGTAACGGTGGGTTTATTAGATTACCGTCTGATGAGCCTGAAGAACCGATGATGTTTAGGCGTAAAAATCAATACGCCTATTATTAAGGATAGATCATGGCTACAAGTAGCTTTTTTGACAAGTCGTTAACCCAGGCACCTATGGGTATGCCCGGTAATTTTGATGCTGGCCCTGAAATTGAGATCGAGATTGAAGATCCTGAGTCAGTAAAACTAGGACTTGGTGGGTTAGAAATTGTTATTGAGAAAGAAAAAGAAGAAGACGAGTTTAATGACAACCTAGCTGAAAAGATGGACCCCAAGGAGTTAGCCACCCTTGCCGAAGATCTGTGTAGTGATTTTGAAGATGATATTTCGTCCCGCAAAGACTGGATGCAGACCTACGTTGATGGGCTAGATCTGTTAGGACTTAAGGTTGAGGATCGGACTGAGCCTTGGCCTGGGGCGTGTGGGGTGTACCACCCCCTGCTGACTGAAGCTGTAGTGAAGTTTCAGGCTGAGACCATCATGGAAACCTTTCCAGCACAAGGTCCGGTGCGTACCAAGATTATTGGCGAAGAAACAAAAGAAAAGAAAGAGTCTGCTAGTCGTGTGCAGGCAGATATGAATCATCAGCTTACCGATGTGATGATTGAGTACAGACCCGAGCACGAGAAGATGTTGTGGGGACTGGGGCTGGCAGGTAACGCGTTTAAGAAAATTTACTTTGATCCTGGGCTTGGTAGACAGACGGCGATGTATGTCTCCGCTGATGATCTTGTTGTGCCATATGGCGCTGCAAATATTGAGACTGCCGAGCGTGTTACGCATGTCATGCGTAAGACTAAAAATGAACTAGAGCGGTTAATGGAGAGTGGGTTCTACATTGATGTGGAACTTGAAGAACCTAGCGATTCTCTTGATGAAGTAGAGAAAAAGATTGCAGAGAAGATGGGGTTCAGAGCGACTACTGACTCTCGCTATAAACTGCTTGAAATGCACGTTAACCTTGATCTTCCAGGGTTTCCTGATAAAGATGAAGATGGTAAAAATACTGGACTTGCGGTTCCTTATGTTGTGACTATTGAGAAGTCCAATGGCAAAATATTAGCGATTCGCCGCAATTGGAATCCTGATGATGAATTAAGGCAAAAACGTCAGCATTTTGTCCACTACCCCTATGTCCCAGGCTTTGGGTTTTACGCCTTTGGACTTATTCATTTAGTAGGCGGTTTTGCTAAATCAGGTACATCGATTCTTCGACAGCTTGTCGATGCAGGTACGTTATCTAACCTTCCTGGTGGGTTTAAGACCAAAGGTATGCGTACTAAAGGCGATGACACACCGTTTGCTCCGGCTGAATGGCGTGATGTGGATATAGCCTCGGGTGCGCTCAAAGACAACATTATGCCGCTTCCGTACAAGGAGCCGTCGCAGGTGCTAGCTGCACTTATGGATAAGATCGTCGATGAAGGTCGTCGGTTTGCGTCCGCAGCAGATCTTAAAGTCTCTGATATGTCGGCTCAGTCCCCGGTTGGGACTACGCTAGCGATTCTGGAGCGTACGTCCAAAGTAATGTCGGCTGTTCAGGCGCGGATTCACTATGCGATGAAACAAGAGTTCCGACTCTTGAAGAAAATAATCGCAGACTACCCGCCAGATAAATATGACTATGAGCCAGTGGACGGGCGTCCGAGGGCCAAGAAGTCAGACTACGACAACGTCAATGTAATTCCGGTCAGTGATCCGAACGCAGCGACAATGAGCCAGAAGGTGGTGCAGTACCAAGCGGTTATGCAGTTAGCGCAGACAGCACCGCAGTTATATGACTTGCCATATTTACATAGGCAGATGTTAGAGGTGCTTGGTATTAAAAATGCCGATAAGCTAGTGCCGATAGAAGACGATATGAAACCGACTGATCCTGTGTCTGAGAATATGGACATCTTGCAGGCTAAACCGGTTAAGGCGTTTATATATCAGGACCATCAGGCGCACATCACAGTCCATATGTCTGCCATACAAGATCCGAAAATCATGGAGATTGTGGGTCAAAGCCCACAAGCTTCGCAAATTGCAGCGGCATTAGCCGCACATGTTCAAGAGCATATTGCCTTTGAATATCGCAAACAAATTGAAGAAGCCGCTGGCGTTCCATATCCTGCACCAAACCAGGAGATGGATGAGTCCACTGAAGTTGAAATATCCCGCTTGGCTGCTGCTGCGGCGCAACAAGTTCTACAGAAGAACAAGAGTGAAGCAGCTCAGAAACAGGCGCAACAAGCAGCACAAGACCCGATTGTGCAGATGCAGCAGAAAGAACTTGAGATCAAACAGCAAGATGTACAGCTCAAACAGCAGAAGATGGCTATTGATGCTGCTGCCAAGGCTGATCAACTGGATATTGAGCGTGAACGTATTGCGGCTCAAGAGCGTATTGCTGGACTTCAAGTAGGAGTAAAAGCAGCTACATCTCAACGTGAATTATCTGCTCGTCAGCAATCAGAGGGTATGCGGATGGGCATAGAGACGGGTAAAGAGCTACTTAATAGGGCTAATCAGCAACAAAAACCCCCGTCAAAGGATAAAAAATGAGAGAAAACTTAGATGTATTACACCACCTCATTAAAAAATTTGACGCAGAACGTGAGCGCTTGACTACTGTTTTAGGTCAAGGGTTGGCGCAAGACCACGCAGACTACCGCTTCCAGTGCGGAGTTATCCGTGGATTATCAATAGCAGTTGGAATGCTGACAGACACAGCAGAAAGGTTGGAAGATTACGATGAGTGAACTCCTAGTAGGGTCTACAAGCGGCTCTGCGACGGTATTGCCTGAAACCGCCGAAGAAAAAGCGCGACAACTCCCTGATCCATCAGGTTATCGGATTCTATGTACGATCCCCGAGATTGAAGATAGGTTTGATAATGGCTTAATAAAAGCCGATGTCACGATGCACCACGAAGAATTACTGACGACGGTGCTTTTTGTCATCAAGATGGGGCCGGATGCGTACAAAGATGAGAAGCGATTCCCGTCTGGGCCGTATTGCAAGGTAGGTGATTTTGTATTGGTACGTCCACACGCAGGTACACGACTAAAAATT